GGACCTTGATAATTTCCAGCAAATACACTTTCATTATTTACATTGGTAGTCATACCTTTTTTCCCATCAGGAATGTTTGGCATAACTTCTACATTACCAGACTTTTTCTTTTTACGTGCTTTATCTTTGCACCCACACTCCTCACGGAATTCTTTGAATGTCTTCATTTCTTTTTCGCTGCAATAATCTTGGAGACTTTCTTACGACGCATGTGTAGATACTTATCAGAACCATCTACATCACCATCGTTGTCAATATCCTTATCCTTGCGGTCAGCGTGCTTACCTTTGAGTTCCTTATGGTTTACGGGATCAAGTTTTTTCTCTGATAGTGCTTCACCGTCATGAGTTACTTCATCACCTGCTTTTACACAGTTGTCAACTGTCTTACCACCTTTCTTTTTAGTGCCAGCAAGTTTATATCCCTTCCAACATGCCTTACCATCTAGACCCTTTTTCTTCTCAATAACATAGGTCTCACCATCAACTTCATACTCTTCACGCTCAAGAACTTCTTCATTCTTAGGAGCAGCTTCTTGTCCAACGTAACCACCTTTCTTAGCAGTCTTCTTGCGCTTAGTGGTGTCTTCAATCTCAGCACCATTGGACTGAGGATCCATACCATCGAAAGGTGCTTCTGATAGATTGAGATCTACAGGATCACTGTTCTGAAAGGTGTCTCCACCCATCCATCTACCATAAGCTTCCATCAACCCAGATGAAAACTCATCATTACTGTTGACACTATTAACTGGCTTCTGATACTTCATCGTTTAAAAGGGACGTTCTTCTCGTATTATTTATAGATCTAATGTTCTTAATCCATTCGCGAAACATATTACCTTCTTCGGAAATAACAATGGCATAGTTACCACCGACCCTATGAATATGCCCTTTTACTCCTGTGCGTGATGACATGACAGCATCACCTTCTTTGAATACTTCCTGCTGACGTTGTTGCTGTCGCAGTGCTTCTTCACGTAGTTTTTTAAAATCCTTCATTTAAAATTATCTGGTAGTGCGTCTGCGATCTCTGCCATTAGAGCACGACAATCACGATCATCTAATGCTCTAGGTATACCTTTTCTAAAAGTAGTAAAGTCGCCAGCATGTGCTGCGCGTCTCATCTTGGTTCCAGAAATGGCAAAGGTATCACCATCAGCGTCTCTACTTCCAGAAGATCTGATCTCGATCTTCCTAAATGAGAAATCTTTTCCGTTGTATTTATGGAGGAACTGCATGGCAGAAACCCTGTCAGATCCTACTAAAAAAACAACCTCATTGTATCCTGCAAGCATAAGATCTTGTAAGATAGCAACAGGTTGTTTAGGTCCAGAATAGATCTTTCCTTTATGTTCAGGAAACATCTTGTTCATGTAATACAATTTACGATCTGGTGACAATGGGTTACTACCTTTAGTATCTACAGTTTGTGAAATGTAGATACGATAGTCATGTGTGCCTGCTGCTTGTTTTACACCAGCAAAATTTTCTTTATGACCAGTAGTAGGTGGTTGAAACCTACCAAAAGTAAAATAGCAAGTCTTACAATTTAACGCCATTGCTTTTGTAGAGTAAAGTTGTTGTATGCAAACTCCAGGCGATTAACAAACTTAATCATACTACCGTCCTTATGCAGAACATATCCCTCAGGAGTTGTAACCTTATATCCTTTCTCAGTCTGAACGTATGTTCTAAACTCTTCTAGGTGGTCCAGTTTATCTATAACCATTTGCTTGACCGTCTGTAGTTCTTTATACAGAGCAAGCATTGCTTTGAACTTATAGACATTATCTACCACATAATTTTGACTGTCATATACCAACTTCCTTTTCTTTGTTAAGTTAGCAACTGTTTTAATCTTTGACAATTCCTTTTCCATCTTGTCTCCATAGAAGTTAAGCATGTCATACATTGTCTCATCAATATTAGAAATACTACGAGCATTCTTAATTTCATTATTAAAAAACTGCTTTAAGTATGATGCAATATGAAACTTCTTATCACCTGTAGTGCCAGTTGCACCCACTAATTCGTCAAGAAAAGGACCGCAAATCTGACACATACGTTCAATCTTTTGAATATAAGAATCAAACTTAGTCATCTCCGCACGAGAAAAACCAACACGATCCATAGGTGTGTCGTTTTTAATAACTAAAGCATCTCTAGAACTTTCTACATTAGCACCAGCTCTTGCTTGCATAGTAGGTAGATCATCTCCAGTGTAGTGAGTATGAAACACAACACCAATCTTTGACTGTCCTGCTGCTTTACCAATAGGATGATCTACAGGAATACCATATGTAATTGTGTTAGGTCTGAATGTATAAAGTCTTTCACCATTAACAGTTTCTGTTTTTAATGTGCTATTAGTGAACATGAGATCACCCTGAATAACCCCTTTGATATCAAGTTCAGCAAAATACTTTAAAGAAAATTTAAGTTTTTCTGCAAGATCACCATCATACCACTCATCAATTTGTGTATCAGTAAAACATAACTTGGGTTGTGTTTTTGCAAAAACAGATTTAGTTCCAACAAAAAACATACCAGATTTAGGGTCTGTGCCACAAATAACAGATGGAGCACCATCCCATTTAGTTTGCATAAACCCACTGTTTTCCTGCTTTCCCAACATTTTACGAAGTTCTTTCAAGAACGACACGGCAGCTTTACAACCATCAACTCCATAGTTGAGCATTTCATCTTCTAAGTGTTCTAGATGCTTGAGTTGAGTTACGTTTGACATTAGGATATTTTTATATACGGTGCTGAATTATCAGAAGCAGATGTTGCATACAAATATATTCTAGTAGTTATATCATCACGTTCTTCTGCAGAACCACTCATCATTCTATCGACAACTAGGAGACCAATATACTTAGCAAATTTCCATTGAGTTCTCATGCTAGAAATTGAGTCAAGGTCAAATTTTTCTCCAGGAGCACAAACATATTGACGATTTTTCTTTGCAAGATTTAAAATTTTTCTATCAAGTGCATTTCCTCTAGCAGCAACAGATACTTCGGCAGCACTAGGATACTCCGACCACACCCCTTTGCCAGAACCATAGACCGCTTCCATGATGTAGTTCATGACTCCCCCACCTACTCTACCATGCTTTGCAGAAGATCCCATAACCTCACCCTGCCAGGTTTTACCTTCTTTATCAGTAGCTCTAAATTGAACACTGACTCCTTGACCCTCCACATAAACATCCATGGATCCCATCAATGATTTTGAACCAACACTCACAAATCGTTTCTTTACTGTTAGTGATGCTCTAGTAAAATTATGTTCTGTAAGGTTTGCCGCAGCACTCTCTACTTTTTTTAGAGATACTCCGATCAATTTCTTTTCCTTGATAAGATTTAACAACACTTTATTGATACCACCTTGAAATATTACTTCATTAGTAATCATACTGGTATCAAAATCATGCGAACACATGTAGATATCAGCAGGTGTCCATTTATTGATGTTAGAGAATGGTCTACCATCTGCTGCATTCACTTTCTTGAAATGATTTTCTACTGTGTTGACAATAGAAGTTCCTCTATGGAATTTAAACTTGGTATTTCTATACTTGGTTGCACCATATAATTCGTTTGCTGTTCTGATACTAGACTTCATCCACGCAGGATCATTAATCAAGAACTCATGTATTGCTGCTAATGGTTTATCTGTGTCAACAGAGCTAGATACTGCTTCTAGATCTGACATGGTAATGGTATACTCAGGATCAATATCTTTTTTTAGTGAGTATCTATATGCAGTAACCCAACATGCTGCTCCTTCAAATAAAGCAGTTGCATCAGCACCTCCACCAGATCCTTTATTACTACCAAACTGAGGAGTCTTTTTTATTTTAGTTAATGTAATATCATTAGAAGTATTCTTCTTTGCTACTTTCTTTATTTCTTTTAGAATTTTTTTACCAGAATACTTTGCTGCAAAATTATTTGTATTTTGTTTATCAGGAGAATCAAATGCTAGTTTACCATCAATCACTTGTTTCATATCAGACAGAACAGCGTCAGATGTCATGATTAGTGCTTTACCACCACTCTCAACTTCTATAAGTTCTCTATTGACAATAGCATCGTATAGGACACGCAAAC